GGTAGTGCTAATATAGTTAATTTTGATTTAGTAGCTCCTCCAAAATTTATTAAAGTAGCAAATGCTGATGCTGGGGGAATTGTAATTGATGTTTTAGCTACTCTTTCAAATTAATTTTTTAATTTTTTTTTCTTTTATTATATTATACATTATACTTATAATGACTACTATATATAAATTTCAGTTTAACGATGATTGCTATATAGGTTCTACTAATTCACCTCTAAAAGAAAGAGTATTAGAGCATTCCTTTTGTATGGGTAGGGAAAGATGTAAACATATTAAATTATATAAATATTGTAATGAATTTTTATTAAGAAGAGATTTTGATAAATTAGTTGAAGTAGTTGAGGAATTTCCAATTCCATTAGATAGAATCAATAGAACTAAAATAGAACAAAAATATATAGATAAATATAAACCAACTTTAAATATGAGAAATGCTTATGGAAGAAAGAAAAGGATAAAGAAAGATAAAAATAATAATGTATAATTAATATATACTAACTATGGAATATGAAGATGACTTAACAATTCTCCCAATTAAACCAAGAGAAACAGACCAAATAGTCAAAATACATCCACATTTACCCGATATTAATAAAGGATGTTGTATTATAGACGTAGCCAAGCCAAGAAGTGGAAAAACGGCAAGATTAGTGAATTATTTACAAAATCCCAATTTTTATCAAGATAAATTTGATGCCGTCTATATATATTCCTCTACTATGTCTAATGGTGATGATACAGCAAGATTTTTATATGATGAATTCGGAGATACTATTTATTCTGAATATTCAGACTCTCATCTTCAAGGAATTTTAGATTATCAAGATTCTATACCAAAAGATAGTAGACCAAGAATAGCTTTAATATTTGATGATTTTATAGCATTTAATAATCTTAAAAGAAATGCTTTAATGTTTAAAATTGCTTCTTCATATAGGCATCATAATATAATGCTTTTATTATATAATACCCAGCAATTAAAATATTTACCCCCAATAGTAAGGGCTTGTGCTAATTATGTTATACTTTCACAAAATAGCAATTTAAAACAAGTAGAACAATTATCAGAAGAATTCGGAAATATATATGGAACAGAAAAATTTAAATCTTTATTTGCTGATGCTACTTCTGAACCATACGGATTTTTATATTTAGACCTTTACGGATTTACAGGAGAAAGCAATAATCCCAAAGCATATAAAAATTTTACAAAATTATTATATAATGCCCCTATTACATTTAATAATAATAAGGTATTGAATCCAAAAATAAATAAGAAAAAAAAAAGTAATTTAGAAACTATAAAGGAGGAGGACAATTCGGATGATGAAGATTCTACATTTTGAATTATTAAATTAAATATAGAAAAAAATAATATATATTATATATATAAAATAATGAGTGAATGGATAGACCACGTTAAAAAAGTTGCTAAACAGAAGAAAATATCATATAAAGAAGCTATGAAAGTTGCGAAAGCTACATATAAACCAAAAGGTAAAGGTAAAGAGAAGAAAGAAAAAGAAATGAAAGAGAAGAAATAATTATTTACCAATCTTTTTCATAGTTATATCGTGGCTTTGTTGGAAACAATAACCTTTCTTCATTAAATCTTTCATCATTTTTAGATGCTCTTTTGTATGATGTTTTTTATGAGTTTCCATTAATTCTTTTTGTAATTTAGATAATTGTTTTTTAGGTTTATAAAGAGGTTTAGGCATTTTTACATCCTTTTCCTTTTTATCAGATTTTTTTGTATGATAAGGCATATTATAATATATATATTATATTTTTATTTTTTTTATAATTTTAAATAAGTCCAATAAGTCCATTTCTTGCCCCAGTTTTAAAAACCTTTCTTAATGTATCCTTCTTTATAGGAACTCTCAAATTTGAGGGCAGAATTTGGACTTATTGGACTTATTTTATTTTTATCATTTTTTTATTATTAAAAATTTTATTTAAATTTATTATATTATAGTAATATATATAATATAATGTTTAAAGTTCAATCTAACGGAAATGCTTATGTCCCCAGTAAATCAGTTTCTCTTAAACCTGATGTAGTTTCTGATGTTGTAGGAGAAGACCAAATTAGAATTAATGTTCCTTCTTATATTGGATATATTGACCCCAACGCTTCATATCTTAAATTTAATTTGAGAATTGAAAATGCTCGTGGTTGTCTTGTTCCTGATAAGGACGCAGGAGGACACGCTCTCATTAGAAATTTAGAAATAAGAGATGGCTCAAATAAATCACAGATTGAATATGCCGAAGATTATAATGCTAATTATGCTTTACTTTCTAATTATACTAAACAGAATTCCATATCTCATAAAAGAGATTTATTTATAGGTCAGGTTTCCAAATTAGGGGATAGAATATATGACCCTTCCTTATATTATGCTTCTCCTCCCGCACTCGGTGGGACTATTGTAGCCCCAACAGGTTTAGCAAAAACCCCTACTAATCCAACTATACAATTACCATTAAATAGTGGTTTATTTAAACAGGGTCAGGTTATACCTGTTGGAGCTATGAATGGTATGAGAATTACAATTGATACAGAACACGAATTAAGAGCTTTGATGTATTTAGGAGATGAAAGAAGATTTTTTTCAGATAAAACGGCAATTGTTGCCTCTCGTATACCTGTCTTTGATGATGGAGCAGGAAACAATATTAAACAGCCACTCGCTACGGGTAATAACCCCGCATTAAATGATATTAGAGGAGCGGGTATTGCTTTAACGATTTTTGGTATAGAATTAAATATGGGGGTTAGGGAAACTTGCCCTTTTGATGTTGATGATATTCTTTATATTTCAGATGATGGAGGCGGAAATGCTAATGAAGAAAAATTAGGGACTATTGTTGGATTTTCCCAATCGGCAGGAAATCGTTGTGTTGTTTCTTATGTTCCTGATAGAAATACGGGAGTTGGTATAGCAAATAATCACCCATCCGCAACATCGCAGGTATACGTGAAATTAGCAGATAGACAAACAAATCATCAGGTAGTAGGACAAACTGATATTAATGTAAACACAAAATCCCATACTATAAATGCTCCAACTTATAGAATGACTGATATTGAATTAATAGTCCAGCAGATAAGCCCACCTTCTCAATATGTAGAGTCTACTATGAAAGCAGTTCAGGGAGAGAAAGGAATTCAAATGGATATTATGGCTTATGAATTATATAGACATAATCAGAATAACGTTGTAGGACTTCAACAGATGATGATTCCAACAAGAATGAGAAGAGCAAAATCTCTTTTCTCTCATCCATTACCAGTAAATCGTTTTAGAAGTTTAGGTGAAAGTTCCTTTCAGGGTGTAGCAGATAATGCTAATAATTATGAATGGATTTATGGAACTAAACATTATCCTTCAAGACTTGCCCCTCTTGTTCGTTATTCTCAATTAAGTCCTAATGGAAATAGAGATAGATTTAAAACAGAAGCTTTACATTCTTCCGAATTACAGAAAGCTATATTAAATGTAAATGAAAGAGTTTTATCTTTACAGAGAATACCCGAACATTTCACAATCGCAAGAGGTTTAACTAAATACGGGCAGATTATGGATTTATCTCAACAGACTCTATCTTTAAGAGTTGATTATTTAGCAACAGCAAATGTAGTTAAATTATTTAATAATTATGTATATGGTTTAAGAAGACTCGTTATTAATAAGGATGGAGTTCAGGCATTTAATTAATTTTATTTTAATCTTTTTTTTATTATTAAAAATTTTATTTATAATTAATATATTTATAAATAATATATAAAATATGTCCTTTAACGTTGTTGATGTAGAAAAATTTGAGGTCTTGCCTAATAATCAGCCAAACAATAATACTTATTCTTTTAGAGGTGGAACTCCCATTATTTCAATTAATGTTCCAGCCCAAGCTAAATTACTTCGTCCTTCTTCTGTAAGAATTAATGGTCGTTTAAGGGTTCAGACTTCGGCACAAGGTTTGCCTGATGCTAATAATATTAAAAATAATGGTGTTGTTGATATTAAAATCCCAAGTCGTGTTGGTGTAAATGCTGTAATTCAGAATATTAATATTGCTTCCGAAGCAACTAATCAGACATTAGAATCAGTTAGACAATATGGACGATTAGTTAATCATATTTTAAGTAATACTCATTCTCCCGATGATTTCCAATCTGAAAAAGCAATTACTAATCTTTGTTCGGCTCTTCAAGGAACAACAGATAATTTAATTATACAGGATACAGATTTTAGTATTCCTTTATATTGTGGAATGTTTATGGGTGGAAATCCTATTCCTCTTTCAGCTAATGGTGTAAATGGTTTAACTATTAATATAGAATTAGCTTCTGATAATCAGGCATTAACGGGAGTAAATGCGGGAGATAATGCGGGGGCATTTTATGAAATAAGTAATGTTTCTTTATCAGGTGATTATCTTATTCCTGATGATGTAGGAATGAAAAAATTAAGTGTTGCGGGTTCGGGAGCATTTCAATATAATTCTTATTCTTCATTATATTCAGTAATAAATTCTTCTGATTCTACCCAAACTTATAATTTAGCTAATTCAAATGTTTTAAGCATAGTTCATTCTTTCCTCCCTGTTTCTCATTCTAATAATTACGCACAAAATAGTTTCGCAAATGGTGAATTACTAAATACTGATGGAGCGGGAGCATATAATCAACCTGTAAATTTAAATAAGGTTTCTTTTTCTCGTGGTGGTGTAAAACTTGGTTTTGATTATGAATTTGATACACAGACAAATTCACAGGAAGGAAGACCCGAAACACAAGTAAATATTAATGCCTTAAACGCTTTTAAAGATTTTAGCAAAGCCAGTAGATTTTTAAATCAGCCACAATTAGACGGCTTCGGAGGTAGGGATTTAATTCCATCATTAGATAAGGTTGATGAATTATTTAGTCAGACAATCGTAGGAGCAGGAACTAATACAACATCAGGAAGACAAACAACACAGGAAGTAGACGTAGGAGTAAGAAATTTCTTAATTGGTTTAGCATTAGATAGAGTTTCTGATGTTGGAGTCAATTTTAAAGGAAATTCTTATTCTACAAGAATCCAATCTACATTAGATGGTAATTCTCCAAATGCTATATTTACTTATGTATTAAGTAAAAATGTTTTACAATATTCCCCTAATGGGATTATGGTTCAATCGTAATTTTAATTTCTTTTATTTTTTTTATTATTAAAAATTTTATTTATAATTAATATATTTATAAATAATATATAAAATATGTCGTTGCCTGATATTATGATAAATAAGCCGTTGCCTACAATTTCTAATATGGAAATAGATACAGAAGTTTTAGACCCTATTAGTTCTTCTAATCAGGAAGTAGTTTTTCAGATTCCTAAAAATGGAATTCTTGATGGAGGTTCTTTTGTTTCTCTTGCTGTTAGAGTCCCAACAGGTTTAGCAAATGCCCTTGTAAATGCTAATGGAGTTTCTAATGCCTTTTTACCTATGGAAACGGGTATTTATGGTTTAGTAAGGTCAGCACAATTGACTATTGGTTCAAAAGTTATAGCTTCTAATGAAGATTTCGGACATTACGCAACTATGATGAGAAAATTTGAAACTCCCGAACATAGAGCTTATGTAGAACAGGTAAAAGCAGGAAATAGTCTTGATAGATACGGAGGTATAGGTTCGGGTAGAGTATGCCCCAAAGATTTATTAGTTATAACGGAAGCAAACGATAATACAGCAAGATTAGAAACTCCCCATTTTATCAGACCTACTGATGATGATGCTACAACGCCTGTTTTTTCCCTTCCTCTTTCTTTTCTAATTCCTATGATGAGAAGTCGTCAGTTGCCCGTTTTTGCTATTAAAGAAAATTGTTATTTAAGAATTCAGTTTAATTCCCAAACACACGGACAACAGGCAGGAGCAAGTTATGGTAATATCTGTTGTTTTGGAAATATGAATGGAAATGGAGCACCTCAGGCAGCCATTACACCTCTCCCAAGTTTAGCAAATATTAAATTCTATTCCGACCATTTATATTATCCCGAACAGATAATGAATCAGACTTTACAACAGATGAATTCTGATAAAGGAATGAATATGGTATACGAGGATATAGTTTTAACTAATACACAAATTCAACAGGGAGCAAATCCAGTAGCCCCCGCAATCTCTAATACTAATGTAGAAAGACAAATCGCAGTAAGTGGGAAAGTTGTAAGAAATTTAATGATTCAGCAAAAATCAGTAGGTCAAAACCATTCTTTATTAGGGGCTTATATTTCCCATACTACAACGGCAAATGATGATTATAATTTCAGAATTAATGATAGTAGATATTACGATAGAAATTTAGAAAATCCTTGTATGAAATATAATGAATTAGCAAAAGTTCTATCTAAACCATTACAAGTTCCTCCTCAAATGTATTCAGGAAATCCTGAATCTAATAAACAGAGAGCGGATGGTAGAGCGGACGGGAATAGTGTTTATATTGGTGGAATAAATACTATTGTTCTTCCTGATGGAAATAATGCCCCAGCATCATTCAGACAAGACCAATTACAGAGAACAAGTCATTATATAGGAGTTGATTTAACTACAACGGGATTTAATGTTCTTGGAAATGGAAAAAGAATTGGAGTTAAACCAATTCTCCTTCAATATAATAAAAAGAATTGTAATGGAGATAGAGGAGCAACAGAGATGAGAATATATGCTAATGTTGAAAGAGTCTTAATGTTTAAGAATGGAAATGCTATGGTTTCGGCTTAAAATATGGTTCAATTTTTGTATTTTCTTTTTTTATAATTTCTTTTAATTTTTTTATACCATTTGATTTGATAAAATTTCTTACTATTAAGCAATCATTATCAGGACAATTTATATAGGAATATCCAAACCATTTCCTACAAATAACACAATAAGACATATTATTTATATAAATATATAATAATAATATATATTAATATAATGTCTAAATTTATACTTTTAGAATGTAATAGGGACAGAGCAATTGATATAGATCAACAATCAGAATTAAAAGATGAATTTAAAAATAAATGGACTAATCAAGTTTCTAATTCAGGTATT